TCTTTCAATTTGATGGTACTGTTCAAAAGATTCCATGCATGGTAGAGGATTATGTCTTTACCGACATTGATGAAGCATCACAAAAGGATACCTTCGCTGCAGCAAACAGTGAATTCAATGAGGTGATGTGGTTTTACTGCTCTAATGGATCTTCCCAGATTGATCGAGTAGTCTCGTATAATTATGCCGAACAAGTATGGAGCGTTGGAACACTTTCTAGATCTTCATGGGCCGATAAGGGCGTATACAATTTCCCTTATGCCACTGAATATAATGCAACAAGCACATCAAGTACCATTAGTACTATTACAGGATTAACTCCTGGAAGGACTTTTATGTATGCACAAGAAAAAGGAAACAATGCTGACGGATCAGCAATGACTTCTTATGTAGAGTCAGGAGATTTTGTTTTTCCAGAAGCTGGAGAAAGACTAATGTCAGTTAGCAGATTCATTCCTGATTTTAAAAATCTGGCAGGAACTGTGAATATAACACTTAAGTTTAGAGATTATCCTGCATCAACACAAAGGACCAATGGTCCTTTTGCAGTGACAACAGCAACAACTAAAATTGATACGCGTGCACGTGGAAGACAGGGGTCTCTTCGTATTGAAAGTGACACTGTGGATACTGACTGGAGATTTGGAACTTACCGTGCAGATGTAAGACCAGGAGGACTTAGATAATGGCACAAATAAATATACCAAGATTACCACAGGCTCCATCTGAATATACACAGTCTCAAATCAACCAGCTTGTTACATCCTTGGATCAATTAATACTTCTTTTGAATTCCTCCTACACTCCAGAACAATTAAGGAACGATAATGAGGCTGTTACATGGTTTATCTCATAAATGGCTAATACCTATAAAAATTACAAGATGGATTTGGTTGATACTGATAATGAATCAGTGTATACAGTGCCGGATGCAACAACAGGGATTATTAAGTCAATTCTTGTCTCAGAAGATGCGGGTGCAACCCCTACCATTACTTTGACTTTGGTGGATTCTTCAGCCGCAGTGTTCAGTCTTTTTAAGACGCTGGCATTAACAGCCAACGGCACACTAGAACTGTTGACACAGCCGCTGGTGGCACAACAAAATGAAATAATAAAGGCACAGGCGTCTGCGGGGAATCAGCTCCATATTGTCATTTCTGTGCTTGAAATAAGTTAATACTTGCTATATGAATAGAAAATGCCTATAAATAATGATGAAGTAATTGAATATGTTACAATTAACGGCGAGAAGGTACCTAAGATTGTCGTTCCTGCAACTATCACAATTACACACAAATTAACCGGGAAAGAGTATGCCTCTGATGAGGAAGCTCAAGCCGACGTGAACGATCCTAGCACGCCAACTCAACCAGAACATATACAACGTGATGTAACTATACAGGTGGCAAATTTGATAGATATGCTTAGCGAAGGAGGACTATAATGGCCGATAAAGATAGATTCGGGAGAAGTGAGAGAGAATACACAGATATGGCTGATAGAAGGATGTATGGTAAATATGCATCTCCCTCAGCAATAAGAAGATCCCAACAAAACAGACAATTACAAAATTTAGCAGGCGTTCGTCTTGATGATTGGGGTGATCCTCATGTAATAGGCAGCAATTATCATCTTTGGGATACAGTGGATGATCCTATGGATAGATTAATATATAATATGGAAACTTCTAGCGCCTTTGGATTTCCACAATCACTCTCACGGGGAATTCCAGCCGCAGGATTGCAAAAATACTACGGACTGATGGGAGATCCTGAAGAAAAAGAAAAACAACAAATGATAAGACAAGGACTGTCATTTGGAATTGATTCTTCAGACTATCCTCTAACGAAATCTGACGTGGCCAGTTTAGCTAGATTAGCGGGGCAGGAAGGCAGTGGAATGTATGGCACTGATCCAGTAGCTGATTATTATGGACAACCAACAAAAGGAACGATGACAAGATCAAATCCTCTTGTTCAGGAGCTGACAGGAACTGGTGATATACCACTCTATGATATTAGAACACCGGAAAATGTGAGTTCTGGATATTGGAATAACTATAACCGTAGGAACCTGGACCCTTTCCAAGGTAGCTTAACAAAATCACAGCGTGCTGATGTGGCAACCGGGGGAAAATCCAAATGGAATGATATGGCTGACCAAGTAGTCCCATCTATGCAAGTTGCAGCTGAAAATATGAGAAAGGAGAAAAGAGCAGATATAGGACCAGTGGGTAGACGACCTTTGACTAGCGGTGAAATAGGAGAAAACTATTGGAATGCTTTTCCTCAAGGACAAGTATGGGATTTTTCAGAAGGACAAGATATGTTTGGACCAATGAATGAAGAGTACGAAGATTTTCCATCATGGTGGAATCAACCGTCAGCTGAAGCAGTTGAACGAGATGCTTTATTTAATAGAATTAAGAAAGATCTAGAAAGACATCGTACTCCTTTTAGGCTTGGATTGGATATTCCCCATCCAGGTAGACTTTATAGCCGTGGTGGAATAGCAAGCTTAAAATATGCGAGATAAGCAAAATAAAGGAATAGGCCAATACAAGGACCGACCAGGATATTTCTGGGGCGGACTAGTTGGCGGCGCAATACTTGGCGCACTCGTCAATAAGATGCAAGGAAAAGACTGGAAGCGTGGCGCCATGTGGGGTGGCATAACTGGCGGACTAGGTTCTGCATTTGTAGGACCCGGAGCAAAAACTGCAGCAGGTACTGGTTGGTTAGATAAGATGGCTCCAGGAATAACGAAATCAATATTTAATATGGGAGCTGGAAATCCAGCTTTATTTGGATCAACGTTGGGAGCTGCTGGAGCATGGATGGCTGGTGATCCCAAGAAGACAAGATCAGACTATGAAGAGTGGAAAGCGGAAGAGGAAGCGAAACGAAGAGCAGAACAACTAAAGTCATATAAGTATTGGCATACTAATCCATGGGCAAGTGGTGGCATGATCAATGCACGAAAAGGATTCTACAATGGCGGCGGAGCATGGAGTGGCGTTGCAAGCGATGAAGAAATTCCAGGAAGCGAGCAAGATAAGATTTTATCCATTACAGGACAAGGCGGAATTGAAAGTCTTGGCGGCCTAGAGGACATTCTTGAGACACTTGAGATGTCTTCAGGTCCAGGACAAGGCGACATGTCAGGATGGTATGAAATGTATGAAGATCTGAAAGGAAAAGGCGAGTTGCCGGACTGGATGAATACCTTTGAGATGTTCATGCAGAACCTTGACACACTGGACATATCCCCGATGGACTTTTCAAAAGCTGATCCTCAGACCCAGGGAAG